ACAGAAGTAATAGAAGGCACCCACTGACCATCGGGAAGATGGTATAGGCGGATGCCATTCTGTTCTTTCTTTTCTAACTCAAGATCACCTAAAAAATTATGATGAATAAAACTCATACACTAGCTTCCATTTTTGCAAGAATATACTCTTTTACGAATCCAGAGCGAACAATATCTTCCACTCCAAATTCGATAATATCAATTGAGGGCATTATACGAAGAATTTTCATGAAATCAGTGATTCCATTCTTCTCATTAGTTCTAACCAAGTCAGATTGTGTGGCATCACCACAGAACAATATTCTTGAATTTTCACCAACTCTTGTAATTATACTATCAAGTTCATGAAAATTCAAGTTTTGAAACTCATCAATAATGATAATAGCATTATCAAGAGTTGTACCCCGAATAAGGATGTACTCCAGAAACTAATTGTTCCTTGAGTCTTGAGATTGCCATAGAGCATCTCAAAATCAGATTCCGATGGCATCTCAAACATATACTTTACCATATTCTTATAGGGAATTTGGTAGAGAGAAGACTTGTCTTCGTGATCACCGGGCAAAAATCCAATTTCTCTTGTCGCAACAAGAGATCTTACGATGTAAATTTTTTCGTATGGAGTCTTTTCATCAAGAACATCCATAAGTGCATTATAAAGTGCAATGAATGTTTTACCCGTTCCAGCACACCCATAAGCAACAACGTGCTTATCTAACTTATAGGATTTGAAAAATCTTTCTTGATTATCGGTAAGTGGTTCAATTGTTCGAATATAATCAAGATTTATGGGTTTTTTACGTTTGATTTGACGATTTCCCATTCCAAAAGGCACTGGTGATACTTGAGGTTTTTTTCTTGCCATGAGGGGAGTTAGATTGGTTTTACTTTTGAACCGGGCATTTTTGATGCTCTGTGAAGAACATCATTCCATCCTGGATGAGTTTTTTTGAGACGGTCATAAACCTCACCCAGTTCTCCAGATCCTGGACAAGTAGATGGATCAGACCAATCTCTATCCCAATCAGAATTTTCTTCTTTCCATCGAGTCCATTCGTGAACACTCAGTACCACTTCTTTTTGTTCACCTGTTATCTTGTTGTAAACTGGATATGTTGACATTTATAAAAATAATATACAAAAATATTTATTCTATCATAATAGAGCGTTGATATTCACAAGGTTCACAATCTTCACGAGTCCATTCAAGAGCAGCAGAGATTGCAGGAAACTGACAAGTAAAAATACAACGAACTGCTTCTGCAACTTCCATATGCTCTCTCTGCGTCCCGTGAGCACTTCTGAGAGTGATGTAATGAATCCAGGAGCGAACACTCCCACTCATATAAAGGCGCGTCTGAGTCGCTTGTGGAAGCACGAAGCGAGCACACTCCTTGGCAACACCCTGAGCAAGAAGAAGATTGTAAATATTCAAACTCTCTTCAAAATGCTTTTTAATCAACAAACTCATAGTTTCTTTTAAATCACTTCCAAGATCATCTGTACTATTTTGTCTATTTTTTGTATCTTGTCTCCGCAAATCAGGTACAGGAATTTCAAGTTGAAGTTCTGTACTGTCTGCATACCTCTGACTGAATTGCTGAAAAGTAAAACTCCGATGACGGAGGATCTGCGTAGCAATCGCAAGCGAGGTATTAATCTCAACTGTAAGGAATGCATGTTCAAAGATGCTCCAGTGTTGATTCTTGATACAATATTTAAGCAATCCTTCAAAAGAATCATTCTCTTGATTTTTTGGATTACTTACACGAGCACAATATGCAATATGCCTTTCTGCATCAGGAGTAACAGAGATTAATTTTGCTAATTCATTCATGAAAACCAACTTCCCTTTAATGTTTTATAAGATTGACGTAATGATTTAGTGAGTTTTTTGATTTGCTGATATGCTTCTTCGGTTGATATTTTTCCACTGCTTGCAAGTGCAGAAATATACCCGACGTGAGTAGCATAGACACTAAGATTATTCTGTGCCGCAATATCAAGAAAGTCTCCATCTCCACTTGGTACAGCAAAAATAAATTTTTCAGTTTCTTTTTCCATAATAGGTTCAATCGTCGTCGTCTTCGAATACTTCGTCATAGTCTCTCACATCTCCAACATAGGGTGCAATTTTTTCATACACATAAGCTTCTGGACTTGAATATACTTCTGCTTTGAGAGAATCAACCAGAAGTTCCAGATTCTTAATTAGTATTTTAAGCTTGTCTTGATTCATTGTTTTTCATCCTTAGCAAAGATATTATACACAAAAAAAGAGAGGGTGTCAACCCTCTCTTTAAAATTTTATAATTTTAAATATTCCATCTTTCTCTACAATCGCAGAACAAGTATCCGTCCAGTCTCCACAACACATATAGATTGTACCATTCTGTTCACGAATATTTGCGTGATGAATATGCCCCACAATCACTCCATCATAAGAAGCAAACTTTCTCACATAACGAATCAAATCCATTTCATAACTATCAATAAATCTCTTTCCTCTTGGAAGAGCTTTCAGAAAGTTTACCAAAGAAAATCCAATAGTTTTATTCAGAAAGTTATTCAATGGTGTGATTGTCTCATATCCTTTATTCATAAAGTATTGCTTCCAAGAACCAGAAGAGAACTGGGAATATCTATCACCATGAACACATAGGAATCTTTCATTTTGCTTACTGATATGAATATACTCATCACAGATAACAAGATTATCAAACTTGAAAGATTTATTGTTTACATATTTTCTTGCCACTGCATCATGATTACCAAGAACATAAATTACTTCTGTTCCTTTTCTACAAATATCAAGTATTTTTTCTACTGCCTTTGTGTGCCTTGCTCTCCAATGCGTATTGTACCTTTCCATACAATGCACATCAAGAATATCACCAACCATTACAAGTTTCTTGGTATCAAGTGCATTTAGAAACTTGAGAAACTTTTCAATATTACATCTGTCTGTTCCTAAATGAACATCAGAAATAAACACTGTATCGTAAGTCATCGTTCTATGTAAGAGAGTGTATGATTTGTTGAGTATAACTGCTGAATGACCATATCGCAACCCAGTTTTGGATCGGAATCTCCACAGGTATAGACATCTACTGCTGCCTTACCTTCCTCAGGCCAGGTATGAATACTGATATGACTTTCTGAGAGTAAACAAATTACAGTTACTCCTTGAGGATTAAATTTCTTAGAAATTGTTTGAAGTACTGTAGCACCACTTAAAATTGCTGCTTCCTCTAACAACCGAATAAGATAATGCTCGTCATTCAAAAGAACAAACGAGCATCCATACAAATTTAATAAGTAGTGCTTTCCCATCAGTCTACCGGGTCCTCTGTTGCTTCTTTAATTAATGAGCTCACATAGTTCTCGGTTCCATCCATCGTCTTTACAGCAAACAGAGGAGACTTCATATACTTTTTAACTTTCTTATATTTTTTTAATAGTTGTTGAACTTCATCTTTATATACTGTCACCTTTGTAACATTATCAAATCCTTCTTTCATTTTCTTTTTTTTGCCTCTTTAGGTTTATATCCCCAAACTCTAGGGTTTGTTCTTCCGTAACCAAAATCAATTTTTTTAACTGCACCAGGACCATACTTATCATAGTACATATCAAATATCCTCACGTTTTTACCACGACAAAGATCCATATGAGTTTCTCCATTAACTTCATACAAAATTAATTTGGCATCACTTGGAAATGTAGGATCTTTTACCTTTTGTAATATAGTTTTTTCTAAAAGAATTTCACACCCATACTCAGAAGGGGCAATTTTGTTCTCTTTTGATTTATCCAAAATTGACTCCTCCTGAGTATTTTTTACAGCATTATCAGTTCTATTCACGAACGTCCACCCCAAGTAATATCAGGGTATGCCTCCTTAATAAGATCTAAATCTACTTTGTATTTGGTACTCAGTTTTTTATCCTTTACAAGGCAGAGAATTTCTGCTTCACGAGGATGTAGTCCTTCCAAAATTTGAATGAACATTGTTTCCCTACGAATCGTAGTTAAACTATCATTACCACCTTTTACAAAATGATAGAGTTGTTGATATTCTCTACGAAGTGATGTGTGATCAGTACCAATTGGTACTTCATTCTGCTTGTAAGGAACTTCTCCTTCTGGAATCATTGAAACTACGGTATCATCAAAATTCCAAATAAAAATTGCTTTCAATGATTGGGTTTCATATTCTTTAAGAATTTGAATTCTTTTTTCTCTTGTTCTTTGTTGACTTACAAGATCAAGAATTTCAAAAATAAATGGATTGGGCGGCAATTTAACTGCCGCCACTGGAGATCTTTTAGTCT